TGGGGTATGCAGTATACAAGCTCAAGGAACTTGGTCTGACTGAAGGCGCTGCAGGCTTAGAAGTTTTAATCGACGATGGGCTTCTCAGAATCAACATTAAGAGAGACAAGAACCACAAGTACTTGAAGGAAGCAGTAAAGATAATCGATGCGGTTTACAAGTTTGCAGGTCAAAACATCAGCTGGGACAAAACATTTGTAAGTCAAGTTATGTGCCAGTATCTGAACAGAGTTTACTATGATGGAATTGAAGTCACACCTGGCGCGAAGGCTTTTCTTAGAATCGGTAAGAACCAAGAGTGCGCAGTCCCAACTTTAGCTGATGATCTGATGGCACACGCCGCTACCACACGTGGTGCAATACAGAGTGGGACTCATCACATGATGGCATATTTCGCTTATTGCATTGAGATTTACAAGACATTAAAAAGATGGGGGTTGAAGCATGTTGACAAAGAGTCCATGGATAGGATTGCCTTTGCTCTTCACGTACCCATAGGGCTCGGAGGTTTGGGTATCTCAACACTATTTGGACTTTCAACCAATGAGAGCTTGAGCTCACTCCAGTCAGGTGTTGCCGCAATGAAGATGATCGTTGCACAATTCCCAGGATATAGGCAGTTTGCTAATTCATTCTTGAACGCTGACGTAAGGCCAATGTCTACAGAAGGCATTTTGCGTAACCCAATGGCTATGCGAACAGCTTACAGATGCTTGAATGTCAGAAGATTTGCTAATGTGGCAAAAGCATTCATTCTTCGGAACTCGACGAACGCGCTAATCAAAGAAGCGAATCGCGGGACTTTCGATGAATCGGATGAAGCCATCATTAACACGATAGCAGCTGATACCAACATCTCGGAGCTTAAGCGTAAGCATTTGTGGGATATGACGATCGCATCATATTTAGACACTGTTGTCGGAAAATTACAGAATAGTTCCACTGCTGCTGCACTCATTGGAGCAAAGAGGACTCTTGCTATTTACATAGCGAACAGAGGAGAAGCCAAGATGTTGATAAACGA